ATGTGCCAGCAAACATAACAACGAGCAAGATAGTTGAAGCAATGTCGATAGGGATGTCAAGCCAAAGAACTTTCTTAAAGTCAAATTTGGCTAACAGAAATAATATAGCAAGTGCTGAGAATACACCAGCAATGATATAGAAAACCATAATGTTCTCCTGTCAGTCTGAGGCGTTTTACCTCGGTTGTTGTCGCACAAAAAAAGTGAGAGACTAGAGCGTGATGCTCCAGCCTCCCAATGTGTATCGTAGGGCTACTGAACCCTACGACCATACTTCTCTGTGTAAGCTTGACGTTGCTTGGGTGACCATGACATGTAAACATCCATGGTAACTTTCTTGCGGAAGTGCGACCACTTCTTGGTCTTGCGTTCTGTGTCAAGCTGAGCCTTGGACTTGTAAGCGTCCATGGTGTAGCCAGTGCGTCTCTCTATCTCAGGACGTACCATCGTCTTGAGGACGAAGTGCATATTGCGTATGTATGCGTACTGGTCACGAAGCTTCTCTAGCTTGTCGTCAATGGCTTCCTGTTGCTTGACAGTAATCTCTGGGTCATTGACTACGTGATCCTCGTCCACGTTCTTGATGCGGTTGGCATAGTTGTTAAGTGATTCAAGTTCGTACTCGAGGTTACGAATGCGAGAGTCTACAAGCTTGCAACATAGTGTCAAGTCATTGCCATCGCCATGAAACATGATAGCCGCTGTCTCAAGCTGTGCGTAATGCATCTGCCATGCCTCATCGTATGAACGCTTGGCAGTCTCTGAGAATGTGTCATGCTGTAGACACTTGGCAATGTTGTCAAGGTAATCAGTAGTGACATCCTCAAGACGAGGTAGCTTGATTGGTGTAGGTTCGATGTTAGTTAGGTCAATATCAAAAGGCATTTGTGATTCTCCTTACGTTATGGGGTAGATGCCAATCACCTACCCCTGATTTGGCTTACTGGATTGTTATGTCGATGACTGATGCAAGATACATTGCACGTTCTGTGTCACCATCAGCTATTGCTTGGTCAAGCTCTGATGTAACCTGTGACTCGTAGTCTTGGTCAATGTTACCTAGACGATGTTCTTCTTGCTGTTCTATTAGTTGTGATTTGTAGTAACCCATTGGATTCTCCTCTACGTTTTTAAGTTACGTCATACACACAGGATTGTTTTTGTACGACTTCCTGTCACACACACGATGAAAGGTGAAAGTCAATGGTTGTTGGGATGACTGATTAAGGAATCCCCGAAGTCAAAATGGATTTACCGAACAGCCCTTTGCGACCATCTTAGAACAGATAAACTGTCGGAAAGGGCTGACATGCTGAGTGCAAACTCAGCTAAATTAAATAGTAAATTCGGATTTTGAAACTCCATTTACTTTTGCCGCTTGCCTTGCAATTCATCGTGTATCATCCAAAGGATATAATCGTGCAGAAAAAATCATGTGTGTGTGTTCTCAACTCAACGAGCAAGATGTTACAACGGTAACGTGCTAAATAAAAACATGTCACTCGTAAGAGTGACTTAATTAAATAAGTAACAACCGAAGCGAGGGAAATCTGATGACTCGCAAGCTTGTCTTGCCATGACCGCTTAGGGAATTAGCATGTGCAACTTACTGTGAGTACCCCTCGATGGGGTGCGACACAGTTGATTTCGACACAACGCTAAACGTACAAATGTCGAAATCCACATATAAAAGACATGTAAGACAATGAGATGCAACAAGTGAGTTGACAACGCTAACGAAGGGATATGTATAATACGTCCGTAAACAATCGGGTCTTGGAAATGACAACAGCAGATAAAACACAGCAAGATAAATATAAGGGCGGTATAGTTCCAATGGATGACATTGAGAAACACGCTCCGACAGTGAAAGCAAGTAACGAAAAGATAACAGAAGCACAGCAAGAGTTAGTTCATGTTATCTTGCATGATGGTTGCAACCCAACAGAAGCCGCAAAGAGACTCGGTAGAAACAAAGCTTGGGCATTCAATACACTGCGAAAACAACATGTTATCGAGTATAGACAACAGTTGGCTATGATGACTTTGGGATGGGACGCTACACAAGCGATGGCAACGATGAGAGAACTGTTGGACAGTAAGTCACAGTATGTAAGGCTTGAAGCCGCTAGAGATTTGATGGACAGGGCAGGATTTAGACAGGATGCTGTACGAACTCCTAGTACGGCTGTGCAGATAAACTTCAACGTAGATTAGATGGGACCCACTGTGCAAATATGTTTGTGTGTAGAGTGACCTTAGAAAACCAGCGATGATCCATATAAAGGTCAACTACACACACAACAGACTTAATTAAGTTTTAACCACTAAAATATATTTTTATAGGAGAGGGTGATTATGGGAAATGAAGCCAACAGTAACAATGACGATAGAGCTAGTGAGATTGATTACTTAACTAAGCAAAGACGTAAAAAGCAAGAGGAAATGGCTATAACTTCCCAAGAAGAAGAGACTGGCAAAAAGGTTTACGCTAGGAGTAAGAGTGGAAGCATAGTGCGTTCTTCTTCTGGTGAAGGTGTTACAAGTAGTTATGGAAGAACTGTAGTTGATGAATACAGGGCGGCTAGAGATGGAGCATCCCCTTCTTATGGCAGTCAGTCAGAAGCTCAGGAAGATTCTTCTGATAATGATAGTCCTGTTAGTAAGCCAAAAGCTGATAGCAAGCCAGCAGATATTAGCAAGAGTTCTGGTTTAGGTGTTGCGGCTAGAAAGCTGATTGGCAGTAGAGTTTCTGGCTCTTCAACTAGAAAATTTTATGGTTAATAATGAACCTAGACTATAAACCACCTGGGCCTGTAGCTAAGTCTTTTATGAAAGATAAGTCTTTTGTAAGAGGGATTAGAGGTCCTGTTGGCTCTGGTAAATCCGTGACTTGTTGCATGGAGATAATGCGGAAAGCAGTCAACCAAGCCCCTAATTCTGCTGGGGTACGCAGAACACGGTGGGCTGTTATTCGTAATACCAATCCTCAATTAAAAACCACGACTATTAAGACGTGGAGGGATTGGTTCGGTGATGAAGTTGGCAAGTTTGTGTGGAGTCCTCCCTACACCCATCTTGTCAACTTCTCATTGGGGGATAAGACTACCGTTGAGCTAGAAGTCATCTTTTTAGCATTAGACAAACAAGAAGACGTAAAAAAGCTACTTTCCTTAGAGCTAACAGGCGTATGGCTAAATGAAGCTAGAGAGCTTCCTAAGTCTATCGTTGATGCATGTACTATGCGTGTTGGTCGTTTCCCTTCTATGCGTGATGGCGGTCCGAGTTGGTTTGGCGTTATTATGGACACAAATGCTCCTGATGAAACGCATTGGTGGGGCATTATGGCTGGTGAAGTACCAGCACCTGAGTATATGGCTTCTGATGAAAAGCTATTACTTGTTAAGCCTGATGATTGGACGTTCTACAGGCAAGCTGGAGCTATGAAAGAGAAACGTGATGATTCTGGCAATCTTTTAGGTTATGAGAAGAATCTCAAGGCCGAGAACAGAGAGAACATACAGCCTGACTACTATGATAAGATTATATTGGGTAAAACCCCACAATGGGTAAAAGTATATGTTCTGAATGAATATCAAGCTCTAATGGACGGCAAGCCAGTGTATGCGACCTTTAGAAAAGAATCTCATGTATCAAAGTCCCCTATTGAGCCTGTTGATGGTGTAGAGGTAATAGTTGGTATCGACTTTGGAAGAACTCCAAGTGCTGTCTTTACTCAGCAAGGTTTTGCAGGAAGGTGGACGGTATTCCATGAAGTTATTGGTCAAGATATGGGCGCAGGTCGATTTGCTGAAGTTCTTAAAAGAGAAATCTCTAAAAACGATTGGGATAAGCATAGCTTCAAGTTTGTTGGCGACCCTGCTGGTAATCAGATGGCGCAAACGTCTGAGCAAACTCCGTTTATGATATTGCGTGCGGCTGGCATTAATGCTCACCCTGCTCCAAGTAATGACGCTGTTATGCGAGTGGAAGCAGTCGAAGGTGTTCTAAACCGCATGTCAGATGGCTATCCGTGTATGACTGTAAGCCCGAATTGTACTACTTTAATAGCAGGGTTCGAAGGTGGCTATCAGTACAAGCGCACATATAATATGGGCAATGAACGATATGATGAACGACCTAGTAAAAACAGGTTCTCACACATACATGACGCATTGCAGTACGCTTTCTTAGGTGGCGGTGAGGGTCGAAAGGTCATATTTGGGGGCAATAGACCTGCTTCTCACACCACCGTAGAGCGAGGTGGTAGTCCCTTTGGACGATTAAAAGCAAGGAACAGGCTCTCAAGAAGGGTTTCTGGGCTGTGAAATGGATAATTTGCTTCTGTGAAAGCGAAAACATAGGACTATGGAAGACTTTTACTAGGCACAGAAAAGGTTTTAGCCACGTTTTTGCAGTTAAATTTGATGTAGAACATGAGATTTGGCATAAGTACGAGTTTTCTACACATGGCTTTAGATTTGAAAGCTACAAAGGCAAAGATGCAGATATTTTGTTTGCTACAATGATGGAAAACTTCACATGCCTTGATGTTGTTGTTAGAGATAAGCCTGTATATATGCCAAGGCTTATGTATTGCGTTTCTTTTGTAAAGCATATAGTTGGTTTAAATAAGTTCTGGGTATTAAGTCCTTACCAATTATATTGTGAATTGATTAAAGATGGGGCGCAAATCATGTTTGATGATACCGAAGGAGACAAAAATGGGTAGTTTATTTTCTAAACCTAAAACGCCAGAAAAAACTGAAGAGCAAGTAGCCACAGAAAAAGCCGAGCAAGAAAGACTTGCTAAATCAGAAGCTGATGAAAAAATGCGTCAAGCTGACCAAGAGAGAAAGCGTCAATCTAACTTACTTGGTCGTAGGTCGCTTCAAGATGAGGGTGTAGAAGGTTTCGTGGGTTATCGCAGAAAACAGATGGGTGGGTCAAAGCCCCAAACAAGTGGTTCTATTAGAAACTAAGGAGATAACATGTACGGTGCGGGCCAAGGTGATGGAAACCCTGATGTTTCTGGTGGTGACAATAAAGACGAGCTAAAACGTGTCATGGGCAGATACAAAAAAGCCAAGGGTCGTTGGAACTCTTGGACTGATTTGTGGGAGGAAATCTATGATTACGCTATTCCTCATCGTGAGAGCTTCTTTCAAGAAAGCAGTGCAAATCGTAGAACTGAGAATATCTATGACGAAACTGCTGTTGTGGGTCTTCCTAAGTTTGCTAGTCGCTTACAACTTGGTTTTTTTCCTCCTAATGGTCGTGCATTTAGACTCGCCCCCGGTCCTGACTTTCCAAAAGAACTAAGAAGTAAATCTCTTGATGAAGAGCTAGATAGAATTACAGACCTTATACATGAAGGTTTGCGTAACTCTAACTTCAATGCAGAGATGCACGAAGGTTTACAGGACTTGGGTATTGGAACTATGAACCTTCTTGTTGAAGAAGGGCGTTTTCAAGGTGACTTACACTTTTCTTCTGTTCCCCCAACCAACTTGGCTTTATTGCCGGGTCGAATGGATGGAGTATCTGACTGGTTTCGCTGGAACAACAACATGGATATTACCGAAGTAAAGCATCGGTATCCTAATGCTAAATATTCAGAAAAGATGGCTAGTGAGCAAAAGCGCAATCCAACTCGCAAGACCAAGATTATTGAAGCTACTATCTATGATGAAACAAACAGATTTAAAGATGAATACACTTACTATCTAATATCTGAGACAGACAACGAGATTTTAATTAAGGACACGTTCAAAGGACGTGGTTCTATTCCTTGGATTACTACACGTTGGTCTAAGTCTGGTTTTGAGGTTTGGGGTCGTGGTCCACTGCTTCAAGCAATGCCAGCAGTTAAGACACTGAATCTAACAGTACAGCTAATTCTTGAAAACGCTGAGATGGCTATTGCTGGTAGCTATATTTACGATGATGATGGTGTATTTAACCCTGATAACATAACTATACAGCCCGGAACTTTTATACCTAGAAGTCCTGGATCGAGTATATCTCCATTGCAGAGTGCTGGCAGATTTGATGTAGCACAGCTTGTTTTGGATGATATGCGTAGGAATGTGCGTAAAGCATTGTTTATTGATGAGCTAGACACAAGACCAAATGCAAGAACGCCACTTTCTGCTACAGAAGTATCTGAAAGGCTAGCTGATGTAGCTAGAGATATGGGTGCTGTAGCTGGGCGTATGCAGAAAGAGTTTTTACAGCCGTTAGTAGAGAGAATTGTTTACATCTACAAAAAGCAAGGGCTGTTAGACATACCGAAGGTAGACGGTAGGGAATTGCGTATTGTGCCAGTTTCTCCCCTGCTCAGAGCGCAAGACCAGCAAGACGTGTCTGATTTTGTTCGCTTCCAACAGACCGTTGCCTCTACTTTCGGACCTGAGATAACTCCTGTGTTGTACAACCAAGAAGCTGTTATTAAGTATCTAGCCGCTAAGTTCGGTATTCAAGAGGAGCTTTTAGCTGAAGCAAGCCAAGTACAAGAGAATGTACAAACAATGCAACAGCTAATGCAAGCTCAGCAAGGGATGCCGCAACAATGAAGGAGAAGATAAATGTTTCAGTCGATGGTCGTGGGTACAGCAAAGAAGTTAATAAAGACCTTAATAGTAAAGCCTATGGTCTGTTCGGCAGTGGTATTGGAAAAGATTTTATACACTACTTGGACTCGCTCACAACGAATAACGTATATCCTGCAGGGACTGGAATCGAAACTCTAGCCCATGCAGAAGGTGCTAGATGGATTGTCGCTATTATGAAAGCTAGATGTGAACAGGGGCGTAAAGATGAATAAAAATATACCAAAACCAGCTAAAAGAAAGTTAGCTCAAAAAACCAGCGCAGTCGGTGATTTTGTATTGCAAGTTGCGCCTCATGCTGACCAGATTGCTAGTTATGGCGCACATGCTTTAGGGGCATTTGGTGCTGGTGTGTATGGTCGTGGCCTTTACAAAAAAGGTAAAGAATTTACTAAAGATTTTGGAAGAATGAAAAAGTTTATGGGTAGAAAGGTAGACTAATGGCTAAACCAGCAAATCCAGCGTTATATGCAAGAGCAAAAGCTATT